GGTTGCAGTCGATAAGGATCGCGCGAGTTTCCTTCATCGTCTAGCAATTCCTCATCCGCCGGTCGAACCGCCCCGCCTTCAACGGGAACAGTCGGGATCAAGCTTTGGTTAATCCAAGCAACATCGCCCCACGGGACCGCGTCCATTCCGAGACTGAGCCGCTCTGAGATTGCATTGATCGGATAGTTCATTTCATGCAAAGTCTTTGCTGTATCAACAAGCTGTTTGAACGCTTCCCGCATCGCCGGAACCTGAGAGAGATCATAGTCGATCTCGATATCAGGACCGAAGGCGGGAGCGAGACGATAGTTCAAATGGGACCTAAGCCAATCGAGTAACGGTGTGACTGTGTCTTCCCAGAATGAAAGACGTGCAATCGCGTAGTTTGAGTAAGTAGGATTCTCCAGAGCGCCGACAACCATCGGCGGAACCGCGTGAACCGAACAAATCTCGAATTTGTTGAAGCGCCGCTGGTTAAGGAAGTCCATGTCTTTCTGAGAGAGTGACATCGATTCCCATTCCATGCCGCCCCAAAGAATCATAGGACGGTGACGGGAATCTTCTTTAGCAAACTCGTCTTCGATGTTCTCCTGAAGAACGGCTTTGTCCATCGTCAACATTGTTTGCGCCGGAACTTTCAAGATCCCGTTCGGAACACCCGAGTTATCGAGGATCGATTTGTTCCAGCCGATAGCCGCGTTCTCTGTGAGGATCGTCCGCGCCGCCGCTTGGATCACGCTCATTCCAACATAGGGATCAACTGGATCGATATACTTCATGTGGATGACGTCATCGACATTGAAGAACGCCGGGGTTCCCGCGCCGGAATCAAACTTGTAGTCGCGAAGAAAGGTTTCTTTCCCCGGTCGTGGAGTTGTCCAGTCCGGACGCATGCGCCAAAGACTCGTAGGAATTCCGGAAGGTCTCCCGCCTTCTCGTCCGATCTCCCAATAGGAATTTCCGCCAAGGTCAAGATCCGAGATCCACTGAATGAAGAATTGCGTCCGATCCATATACTTGTTTGGACGGTCGATCAGCCGTTGTAACGGATGATCGATTAGATGCTCTCGACTTGTCGTTGCCGTCGCCTTCCGATAGACCTTCCACGGAACAGAACCAACGCTCTCGCCTTTCTTCGAAACACATCGGTAGACCCAAACGAGATCTTTGTATCCGGAAGCTACAGCTTTCATGAAACTAAACTTGCCCCCGAACATTCCGGAACCGCTTCCGGAAGCTGAAAAGACAGCGGACAGAATACCCGGAGTTTGGGCTTCTTCCGTCTTCGTGAAGAAGCGCCCCGCCTTCTGGAGAGAGGTTGTAAAATTCATTGTCAGTTCTCCTAGCACTTCTTAATTGTCGTCACTAGCGACCCATTGACCCGCGCCGGTCTCTGTCGCTCCGATGATCGCCCGGATATCCTTGAAAGCTTCCTTCCGGAGAGCAGAGATGTTCTGAGTTGTGAAGCCTAACTCTTTAGCTAGAACATACTCTTGAACGCCTTCGAGGAAATGCTTCCGGATAATATAAGCTTTCAACGGTTCGATGCGATCCAAAGCATCGCGAACTCGTTCGAAAAGACGCTTGTTCGAGAGTGTCTCTTCGAAATGGTTCGGAGCCGGAAGCGCGTGAAACACGACGGGATCGACTGGAGTGACCTTCCCGTAGTGGCGAAGCTCTCCCGCGATGTAATCCTGAATAGCGCCTTTGACTGCTCGATAAGCGTAAGTTGTCAGCTTCCCGCTTTTTGGCTTCAAACGATAACGACACTTCGCAAGCGCCATGAGAGCGACTGCTATCATCTCCTCATGGGACACATTCGCGACGTTGTTCGAGCGCTTCACACGTTGAACAATGGAGAGCACGAAAGGAAGAACGTCGCGTAATCTCCCGCCGTTGTCTTCGACGAGGGTTTGAACTTGCGATCTTCCGGAAGGAACTACTTCGGGTCCGTCTTCCTTGTAGTCATCTATTCCCGAGTTCAGGTTCAGTGATTGAGGTATCGTAATCATGCGTTCACCTTTTCTCGGTCCTGTACTTTAGCTTCGTCCTTCTTCTTGATGCCACGAATGCGTGAAACGCCCACGGCGACCGGACGATTATTCGCTAATTGGAGGAACGCGCCGGAAGTCGCGTCCGCTTGATCATCGTGTCCAGCTTCCGGAACGTTTACCAGTTCGTTAATGAAGTCGTGATTCCATGGTGCATTGACGATCTTCACAAGACCGTTATTTGCTGCCGACGCAAGAGGAGTCCATCGCGTGACCTTCGCACCGCTTGAGGGTACTCCTTGAAAATCATATCCGATCAAGATTCGTGCAAAATTTCCTATCGTTAGTTTTCCGGAAGCGCCGGGTTCTTGCTCTATCCGAATCTTAACGCCGTGACCGTCCGCGTCCGCCGTCGCCTTGATAACGTTCTCAACTTTGCCGGGGTTCCATTGTCCGCGAACAATGTCTTCGATGAAGATGTCTCCGCGCCCATCCATTGCGACGAGAGCGCCAACTGTATAATCCGCGTCCTTCCTGTCTGTCGCCGCAAGATCCCAGAAGCGGAAACGGTAGCAATCGACCGGAGCTTGATCGACGTAGTCCTGAAACCATTCCGACTGAAAAATTAAACCGTCCGGAGTGACTTCCCAATCGCCCTCTTCACGTTGCTTCCGGAGGATCGGCGGAAGATGCGCCAACATTTGATGATAGGCGACTGCATCAAGAGACGGGTTGTCAGCGATCATTGCCGGAATGAAGGGAGCAATCGCCGTCTCTTTCGTAACGAAGCGACCTTTAACCCAATCGTGACCGATTCCTCCGGGATTACTCGCGCCACGAATCCGAAGCGGAACTTTCGACAAGAGTCCCTGTTTCGGTCTTCGCACGCGCCCGAACATGAACTTGTATTGATACTCGGTGAACTGAGTTAGCTCGTCGAATGCGACGTACTGATAGGCGGGTCCGTCATAATTCCAACAGTCTTTATCGTACTGAAGATGACCGAACTCCAGTGTCGCACCATTCGGCCACAGGAATTGATGCTTCTGCTCATTCCATCGAATCTCCGGAAACTTCGCTAACCACTGCTGAGCGCGGAACATGATTGAATCAGCTTTGCCCAACTGAGCGTATGTCCGCCGCAAGATCAGCGCGGAGTATCCGGGGATGTTCATGAACTGGAGAGCGCCCATCAGGAGCGCGTCAGACTTCCCTCCGCCCGCCGCTCCGCCGAAGAATACTTCTTGATCCTCTCTGCAAGCGAGGAAGACCTTCTGTAGCAAGTGGGGTCGATGTCCTCCCCAATAGCGCGAGAGAACGATATTCAACTGAGCGTCCCAAAGTTCGGGATCTTTCCGGTAGGTTCTACGCCCCGCCTCGATCCGTTCTGTGGTGATAGCTCTTTCTAAGGCGTAGCCCATATAAGCGACGGTCCGGTCCTTATTTTGACGACGCCCCGCCGCCTTTGAAAGATCTACAATCCTTTGTCGCTTATACAAAGAGGGAGCACGACAAGACCGCCGCACTCCCTCCACCTGATTAGAAGCTTACTACTAGACCTTTGGAAATTGCAAGTGTAAACCCGAGGTTCCGTCCGGAAGATCTTCCGTAGTAACATCCCGGAGAATGTTCGGAAGGTGAATCTGTACAAGTTTGAACAGTTTCAGAGAGAGCGCCCGGATCTCTGTCTCGGCAAATTTCGATCCCCTCATATGAAGGAAGTGACGAAGCGCCCGCGTATTCATCGTGACGTAGATCGGAGCTTCAGTGCAATTCGGGAGAGAGTTCCGCGCGACCTGATTCTTCATTTTCCGGAGACCCGATTTCCCGAGCGCCTTCTTCACATCTGACGTAAGTCGCTGATCAAGAATCTTTCCCCATTTCTCCCGAGTCAAATGATAGAAGTCGTACTGAAGTTCAATGTCGTCAAGGAAGTTCTCTTCGAGATCCTTGTTTCCCTGAAACTCCGGACGCATACAAAAGCGGAGGAGACTTCCACTCGCGTAACGTTGCGAGACCTGAGAGAAGCCAAACCCCGCGCGATGCCTGACAAGTTCGTGAGTCAGTGACCGCGACACGCCCCAAAATAGAAACGAGAAGCCGGGATGCTCGTAGACGGAGCCGTGACCGCTTTCGTTAATGTTCCGGAAGTATCTCTCCGCCTCTTTGTTCTTCGTCCTTCTCGGACCGAGGGAGAGGTAACAAAGCTGACCCGCGAACTTCGCCGCCGCTTCAGCGTCCGGAAGGTTATCCGGATCGTCGAGGTAGCTCGTAAAGCCGTGCTCTTCCGGAAACGATTCGAGGAACGGACGGATCGCTTCGAGATTCACTTGAGGACGTGAGACGAGCGCGACCGAGGGTTCTTTGAAATAGTAAACGCCGCCGTCTGTTTTGAAGACGGGCGAAGCAATGAAAGGCGGACGAAGCATGCTCGTCTCGTCGCCGTTGAACATCTCTCTTTGTGTCATCTGATAGATTCCTTCTTCCCTAAAATGGGACCTTCTCGCTCATGAACTCCCGCGACCATTCGCGTTTACGCGAGAGTCCGATCTGAAACGCGGGACCGACAGAGACTCGACTCATGGGAGCGTCGTAAAGCGTCTTCTCTTTGTGATCGACGCCTACCTTCGGAGTCCAGAGCCGGAAGGCGTAGCGACGTTCTAACGCCCTTCCTCGTCGCTCCCAGAGATCCGCAAGCAAGAATGCCGCTTGTATGTGCGGAACGAACATCCGTTCTCTCACCTTTGCCGTCTTCCCCTCAACTTCATAGAACCGAATAACCGGAAGGTACTCTTCGATCTGAGTCCAGTCGTAGAGCTTAACCGTAATCTTCCGGAAACCGTCAACCGGTTCATCTTCTTGCCAAAGCCGCTTGATCAGTCCGACTTGTCGTTTCGACTGAGCCGGTAGGGTCATTTGAAGATGCTTCCCCGCAAAGAGTGAGACATCGTAATCGAAACACTGAACGCGGTTCTCATCTCTCCAGTTCATGACTTCCCAAGTTTGGCGACAACGATCTCTCGATCTCGCTCGACGTCCTTCATATCCGCAAGTTTCCGGAAGGCATCCGCTTCCGCCTTATGCGTCTCCGCTTGTTTGGAACGAATGGACGTCCATAGAAGAAGCGCCAACAATAGCAGTCCGAAAAGCTTCCAGCCGATATCAATCAGAATCATTTGTTCTTCCCTTCGAGGTATTGGATGTAGAGAGCGCCTTCAGGCGTCTCTAGAATGTCGCCGATGATCTGGATCTTCTCCGCTTCCGCCCTCGCGCTCTGGACTGTCCAGTAACGCGCGACGACAGGCGCAAGCAAGAGGAGCAAGAGCAGAATCGGGATGAAAGCAATGAGCGTAATTTTCCCCCAGTCGAGGACTTGTTTCATCGGCATTACGCCCGGTCTCTGTCTCGGGTCTTTTTTGACTTCCATGTTCTAAGAATACGCCCCTCGAAAACTTTCCGGAAAAATAATCACTTTAAGGGTTGACAAAAGCTTCCGGAAGGTTTATTCTTGAGTCATGGCAAACAGCATCTCCCAAATAAACGAGACGACGATCAGACAGCTTGAAGCCGCCCGCCGCGTGTTTGCTTGCATGACGAAGTCGATCCGAGTTACTTACGTGATCCTCACCGATACAACCGTGAAGGTCTCGCGCGGGTCTCAGGGAGTCATTGTCAAGTACAACGTTGCTGCCGATGACTACGAACTGACCTACTACGTCGGGTTCGACAAGTCGGAGCCGCTTGACAGAGTCTACGTCGATCAGCTTCAAGAACTGGTAATTGCAAAGCTCTCGAAGAAGATCCGCCTCTAGCGGGTCTCTCCCGAGGGAAACGAGGAAGCTCTACTTTCTCTGGGCGACGGATAGGTAAAGGGTCCGTTGACACGCCTCAGTTTGAATCGGATTTCGCGAGTCTTGTTCAAACGTTTACAGGTCTATCCGTCTCCCAGAGAGTGTAGAGATTCTGCAACCTTATGGAGGTTTACTAGAGTGAAGATTCTGAAACGGGTAACGACGCCCATGAGTATCGAGGACGCGGAGAAACTCGCCGCGACTCTAAACAAGGATGTTGAAGACGACTGGAACTATGAAGTCGATCAGAAGCTTTGCGCCGATGACGTGATCCGTTCTTTCGTTGACGCCTATGATGAGACTGGAAAGTTCATCGGAACACTCTAAGGTTTCCGGAAGTTTCCTCTTGACAGGAGCTTCCGGAAGGTCCATACTCTAGTTATGACAAACACAATGAAAACAAACCGACCGGACGAAAACTTCAAAGGGATGATCGAGATCAATCCCGCAACTGAAACCAACTTGCTTGACGCGCTAAGACTGGAAGGGATCTCGAATCCGATCTTCCGGACAGTCCGCCGCACATCAGACGGCGAGAGCGTCAGAATCTTGATCGTCTCAAACGCGAATGCGGACCGCGCCTTCGTGACTGCGATCAAGGTCGAAGCCGCGACACAAGATCTGATCATCGCTTTCAAAGAGGGAGCGGTCTCGATCATCTCTGAGACTCATGGTCCAATCCATGTCGATTACAGCGCGGAAGTCAACACTTACGCGATGTCAGTTCAGAATCGCCCCCGCATCGAAGGGATGACTGCCGACACTGCGATCCTTCTTCTCTACTCAACCTATACGGTCGGGATGTAAGTAACCCGAGTTGAGAGCACGGCTTCGGAACCCATCCGGAGCCGTTCTTATTTTTCCGGAAGAAAGTTCTTGACAAATCCTTCCGGAAGGTTCATACTCTAGTTATGGCAAACACCAACCCCCTCAACAGTCGCAAAGCGGAGCGGAAAGCACAGAACGCCACGAACGATTCTCTCGCTGATCTGAGCCGCCGTTATCACGACGGAATCCCGGTCGGAGAGATCGCCGACATCCTGACGGAGAACGGCTTCGACCGCGAACCGATGGACGGAATCTACTGCGGGCGTGAAGGTCGAGTTCATGAGCAAGTCGGATCGAAGACATGGATCGCAATGTCATGGTTCAAGATGGAGCAATCAGGGCGCTACGAGATCACGGCTTACGTCAGCTAAAACCCTTTCTTAACTTTCCGGAAGTTTTCTCTTGACAGGAGCTTCCGGAAGGTTCATACTTAGACCATGACAACGACACATACACTTCTGAACAAAGTCCAGACCGAATGGACCCGAATCGCGCAAGAGCCGCTGACCGAGCTTCGCGTCATTGGGAACATCGTGTATTGCTGCTGTTCTGAGCTTGCCGCGCTTCGGTTATTCTTCGCATACAAGCGCGGGTCTGTTTCCGGAAAACTCGTCGAGGTTCGCGAGTTGAAGCATCGCGGAGACTGGAGCTTCGGACTGGAGCTTCACCCGAGCGTCTTCGGTCGCTAGAATCTCTTCCTAACTTCCCGGAAGTTTTCTCTTGACAGGAGCTTCCGGAAAGTGTATTCTTGAAGCATGGTTAACACCAACATGAACACTCTATTCAAGGTGACCCTCATGTTATTCATGATGGTCATTTTTACGCTTCCCTTAGTTGCGGAGGCGACACTGACGGAATTACCCCTCAATCTCACCACTTGCTCGATTGCGACCTTGCTTCCGCCGCTGCCGATAGTCGGTAACCTCGGACCCTTTCCGATGCCTGACTCGACCGGTTATTGTTCCAAGTGCTGTGACAGGCGGTACCCGATACTCTGCGGGTGTAGTTGCGCGAGTCCCGGCAACCCGGAAGGCGTCAAACCTATATCGAATGAGACCGTTGCCGCACCGCCGCCCATTGTGAAGCGTGAATAACTGACCGACAAGATCGAATGCTCCACCACGGCTCTCGGCAAACAACCGGGAGCCATTCTTATTTTTCCGGAAGAAAGTTCTTGACAAATCCTTCCGGAAGGTTTATTCTTGAATCATGGAAGCCAACAAAAACACCAAAGAGATCAAGGTCGAAGGCGTAATCTTCGAGGTCACTCAGGTCCGCCCGGTCGGCGCGAAGTATGTTGTCTCCGTCAAAGGCGGGGAATTCGGCTTCGCTTCGGTCTCCACGCTTGCTTGCGCTGTTCGCGCCGCCGCTGAGTATATCGCCGCCGCCGAGCTTCAAGCCGCAATCGATAAGCTTGACGCCGCCCGCGTCGCTACCCTCAAAGCCGAGGACGACGCCGCTTCCGCCGATGCTGCAAAGTTCACCGATCCGCTCGATCTTCTCTTCTCCTAAGCTGACGGGCTTCCCGTTCTTTCCGGAGAGCGGAGACGCCGCTCGACGTCAGTGAGAAGTCTTGAGAACTCCGCCCGCGAAAGTCATCCCAGATCTGGAAAACCCATCCCTT